CAAAAATTTTCCAAAACTCTGTTGCTATTTTAACAACCCTTTACATTATCCCAACACCTGCTATATTCCAGAGAATTCTGTTAGGCCACAGAAAGCCAATATGAATACCCTTATCCCAAACATCGAGGAAGATATTCCTCTCCCAGCCTCAGCACTTGAGGCGATGCCCGACCTCACCCCGCAAGAAGAGATAGAGATGCGGGCGCGTACTATTAAGTTAGTCGCTGACCTAAACAACAAACCCATCGAGCCCTCTGCTGACCATATTGATCAGGCGAGGGAAATCGCACACCAGATGATCCACAACCCTGCCCACAGGCCGGAGTTTGCGAAGTACCCCAACGAAGTTATGGCGTACCTAGCTGGGATGGTGGCCCAAAGCAACTGCATGATCGTTGAAGAACTATCTGATCTGAAACTATATGTAGTTAATAAGCTGGTGGCAGAGATTGAAAACGCTAAAGACCCCAAGGCGCGCATATCTGCGCTGTCAAAACTGGGTGAAATCGATGGGGTAGACGCATTTAAGAAGCGGTCTGAGATCACCCACAAGGTGCAAAGCCTTGAAGAAGTCGAGAAAGAGCTACTTGAGACCCTAAATATGCTTGAAGATCAGGTTATCGACGTCGAAGTACGCGAAACGGGGGCAGGACTTGGCTCTTGACGCACTAAGACTGTCACCGAGTGACATAAATAAGCTGCGAGCGCGGCTCCCGACGATGCCGGAGAAGCAGAAACGGCGTACGGCTGAGCTATTAAAGAAGTACAAAGAGGAAGTCACCCGCGAAATCAGCAAAGATTCGTTCCTCGACTTCGTAAAACACGTGTATCCGGGCTACAAAGTGGGCCCACACCACTACAGACTGGCAAAAATCTTCGAAGATATTGCCGCTGGGCAGAAAAAACGGGTGATTGTGAACATCGCCCCCCGTCACGGCAAGTCAGAACTCATCTCCTACCTCGCTCCGGCGTGGTTTTTGGGCAAATACCCACAGAAAAAGGTCATTATGGCCTCGCACACCGCTGATTTGGCGGTTCAGTTCGGTCGTAGGGTGCGAAATCTCGTTGGATCGGAGGCATACCGTGACATTTTTCCGCAGATTGAGCTACAGGCGGACTCAAAGAGTGCGTCAAGGTGGGGTACCAACTTCAACGGGGAGTATTTTGCTATCGGTGTTGGGGGTGCTCTTGCTGGTCGTGGTGCTGACCTATTTATTATTGACGACCCCCATTCTGAACAAGAGGCAAAACTGGGAAGACCCGAGGTGTTTCTACCAGCATGGGAATGGTTCCAGTCAGGGCCAATCCAGCGACTTATGCCGGGTGGGGCGATTATTGTAGTGATGACCAGATGGAGCAAACTTGATCTTACTGGGCAAATTATCACGCAAATGGAGCGCAGCGAGGATGTGGATCGCTGGGAAGTGGTGGAGTTCCCGGCAATCGACGAGAACGATCAACCTCTCTGGCCCGAATTCTGGCCGATTGAAGAGCTGCTGGCGAAAAAGGCATCACTGGATATTCGATACTGGAATGCACAGTACATGCAGCAGCCGACGTCAGAAGAGGGAGCGCTAATAAAACGAGAGTGGTGGCAGATGTGGGAAGAAGACAACCCACCACAGTGCGAATTCATCATTATGTCGCTTGATGCGGCACAAGAAGCAAACAATCGATCTGACTTTAACGCCCTAACAACGTGGGGTGTGTTCTACAACGAGGAAGTAAACAACTACAACATCATTCTCTTGAACTCAATCAAGAAGCGTCTTGAGTACCCAGACCTCAAGCAGTTGGTGTTGGAAGAGTATCGTGAATGGGAGCCTGACTCATTCATTGTGGAGAAGAAGTCTTCTGGTTCCGTGTTGTATCAGGAGATGAGGCGCATGGGTGTGCCAGTACAAGAGTTCACCCCGGGCAAAGGACAAGACAAGATTTCTCGCGTAAACGCTGTCTCTTCACTGTTTCACGGCGGTATTGTGTGGGCACCGCAAAGACGTTGGGCGATGGAGGTCATAGAGGAGTGCAACGACTTCCCGTCTGGCATTAATGATGACTTGGTGGACTCGACCACGCTGGCTCTACTACGTTTCCGGCAAGGTGGGTTTATTAGACTGCATAACGACGAACCTGAAGAAATTCAGCTGTTTAAGTCGAAGCGCAACCGCGCTTACTATTAAGGATTGATCATGAGTATCGAGAAAGGCTTGTACGCGGCCCCGCAGGGCTTGGAGCAGGCAATGATGGAAGAGCCTGAGTTAGAGATTGAGATTGAAGACCCAGAAGAAGTAAAGATTCGCGCTGGTGATCTTGAGATCGATATTGACCCAGAAGAAGCACCAGAAGATGAGTTTGAGGAGAACTTAGCAGAAGAGATGCCGGAGTCTGTGCTGTCTTCGCTTGCTAACGACTTGATTGATGATTATGAGGAGGATGTATCTAGTCGCAAAGATTGGATACAGACGTACGTTGATGGCCTTGACCTTTTGGGGATGAAGCTTGAAGAACGGACAGAACCTTGGGCAGGTGCTTGCGGAGTTACACACCCTCTTCTCTCAGAGGCGCTCGTCAAATTCCAGTCTGAAACGATTATGGAGACTTTCCCGGCTGCTGGGCCGGTTAAAACGAAAATCATCGGTAAGGAGACTCCTGAGAAAAAAGAGGCGTCCGAGCGAGTAAAAGACGACATGAACTATCGTCTGACAGAGCAGATGCCGGAGTATCGTCCTGAGCATGAGCGCATGTTGTGGGGCTTGGGGCTTTCAGGTAACTCATTTAAGAAGGTGTACTACGACCCGTCACTAGGACGGCAGACATCGATCTATGTTCCTGCTGAAGATGTTGTTGTGCCATACGGCACGTCAAGTTTGAGAACAGCAGAGCGCGTGACGCACGTGATGCGTAAGACCGAGAACGAGATTAGGAAGCTGCAAGTAGATGGCTTCTATCGTGACGTTGATCTTGGTGAGCCGGTTGATACCTTTGAAGAGATCGAGAAGAAGATCGCTGAGAAGATGGGCTTCCGTATTACGACCGACAGCCGTTATCGACTACTTGAGATGCAGGTTGACCTAGACCTGCCGGGGTATGAAGATGAAGACGGCATCAAGCTGCCATACATTGTCACTATAGATAAGTCGTCGCAGAAGATTCTAGCTATTCGGCGCAACTGGAGACCGACAGACAAGCTAAGAAACAAGCGTACGCACTTCGTCCACTACGGCTACATCCCCGGCTTTGGCTTTTATTGCTTTGGTTTGATTCACTTAATCGGAGCGTACGCAAAGTCAGGCACTTCTATTCTGCGTCAGCTTGTTGATGCAGGCACGTTGTCTAACTTGCCGGGCGGGTTAAAGACACGCGGTATGCGTGTTAAAGGCGACGATACACCGATCTCTCCGGGCGAGTTTCGTGATGTGGATGTACCGAGCGGGGCTATTCGCGACAACATTTTGCCGCTGCCATACAAAGAGCCAAGTGCTGTATTGGCTGGCTTGATGGATAAGATCATCGAAGAAGGTCGCAGGTTTGCTAACGCAGCTGAGTTGCAGATCAGTGATATGAGTGCGCAGGCACCCGTAGGCACGACACTAGCGATTCTTGAAAGAACTCTGAAGATCATGTCGGCAGTGCAGGCGCGTATTCACTACTCGATGCACGAGGAGTTCCGGCTTCTAAAAGAGATCATCAGAGACTTCACTCCACCAGACTACGACTACGAGCCGGTTGAAGGGCGTCCGTCTGCCAAGCAGAGTGATTACGACCAAGTGGATGTGATTCCGGTCAGTGATCCGAACGCTGCAACGATGAGTCAGAAGGTTGTGCAGTACCAAGCGGTACTACAGCTGGCACAAACCGCACCACAACTGTATGACATGCCGCTCCTACACCGTCAGATGTTGGATGTCTTAGGCGTTAAGAACTACACCAAGCTAGTACCGATGGAAGACGACACGCGTCCGCGTGATCCGATTACAGAGAACCAGAATTTATTGATGGGGAAACCTGTCAAAGCGTTCATGTATCAGGATCATCAGGCTCACATTGCTGTTCACATGGGCGCGATGCAAGACCCGAAGATACAAGAAATCATAGGGCAGAACCCACAAGCTCAAGTGTTGCAAGCAGCGATGATGGCGCATATTAACGAGCACGTTGGGTACGAGTACCGCAGGCAGATGGAAGAGTCGATGGGCATTACGCTCCCGAACTACGAGGAGGACGAGGACATCGAGATTCCGAAGGAGATGGAGGTTCAGATT